TGCGTTGTTCTTTTTCTGTATCAATAAACCTTGCTACGCTATTTTCTAATCCACAAGGAACACCGCCACCACTCACTTTGTCTTTTGAATAATCGATTGCACTAATTGATGTAATGTTGCATCGTAGTTGTTCTATTTCTTTTGCAATCGACTTTATCTGTTCATCAACAGTCTTTACAGGCTCAAGGTATTTTCTAGCACTATTTATTAATCTTTTTTCGCTTTTTGTCGGTTCATTCAAATATTACTCACCACCTAACCTAACCCCAAGGCCAAAGATAATTAACACAATACCAATTATCGCCTGTATAAAAAGCATTCGCACACATCCCTTTGTAATTAAATTTTCAGCCATATGTTTATACCTCTGCTAGTTTTGCACGATCCCATATAAACGTATCTTCTTTATTTCTTGCTGAAAACGAGGTTCTTCCGTTATTCCATGCACATATCATTCCGTCTTCATACTTTGCAAAATATGCTTTTTCCCATTTATCATCATAATCATCTTTAACTAATATAGGTGTATCAACTTCTACTTTCGACCAATCAACGATACCTAGATACTCAGCAATATCAATTCGTTGGTTTTCTTCTGTAAAGCACGTACTTCTTATATCAACTCTATTTAACCATTGCGAAATACGTTCACAATCCTTATAAAAGAATATTGTTCCGTTTTCTATTTCCGCTTTTCTGTATCCTAGATCATACATTCTACAGAACAATTCATCTGTGAATTGTTTATCGTTCATAATTCTTATACCTCATTATGCTTTTTATCACCACAATTTATACCATTCTTTTCTTGCTTCGTCATATTGGTATAAATCAGGAAATTCTAATACTATACCATCATCTTTTTTAACAGCCACACCTACTACAAATTGGCTTTCACCGCTTTCATAAGCTAACTGTTTTAGAAATTCCATAGCACTTTCTTTTGTTTCGTGTACATCTATAAAATAATCAAAGTGTACAACGTATCCGCTATAACCTAACATATCAACCTCTTATGATAAGGCGGATATTTCACCGCCTATATCTTATCCAACCAACACTTTAATTAAAATCACAAAACCAAATATTAAAACTACTAGCGATGCACCCATGATCGCATTGAAAAATAACTCTTGTAAAAATTTAATTCCATCCATTATTTACTCGCTTTCAACTCTTCAACTTCTTCCACTAACTGATTTACCAATTCTTCAAGTTGTTTGATTTTGCCTTTGTGGTTTAGTTCATATTCAGAACCCTTGCCAAGTCTAAAGGATACACCTGCATTAATCATCTTATTTGCTAGGGTAGCACCTACACTAAACATTACGTGTTCTGTTGGTGCATAGAACATACCAAGTGCTACATCATTTGCGTTTTTGTAGTGTCCATAACCTACTGCAAATGTTAATTTATCATCAGAATTGTAACCGAGATAGTGTAACGCACTTAGTGCAGCATTAGATGCACCAGCTTTTGCTACTTCATGCATCACGTTTGAGATTTGACCTACTGTATTACGTTCTAAATCTGTAATGCGTGTTTCGTGATTGTTAATTCTATCTGTATTATTTAAAATGGCTTGGCTATTTTGCCCTACACGCTCGTTTGTAGCGGTTAGAGTGTTATTAATCGTTGTAAATCCGTTATCCACCTTATCTAAACAGTTCACATCTTTTTGAAGTTTTGCAATGTGCGTTCCATTTGTTTCAATCTCGTCATACGCTGCGAACAGTTGGCTTCCGTTTACTGCATCCAAACTGCTAGGGTCTACACGGCCTGCACTTACATTGTGCAGTTGTCGGTGGTAGTTACTAATTCCGCTGTATGTATCGCTTTTCTTACTGCCAAAGGATACTACGCTATTAGGGTTCTCACCTGCGAACACATGAGTTACCCCATTCAATACAACTTGTCGCACACCTACAGGGTTATCCGTTTGACTGTTTGTACCAATCGCTACGGAATTTTGAACAGGTGCTGATGCATTGTTACCGATGACTACTGCATCGATACCACGCACTACGCTATGTGTACCTACTACTACAGCCCCTTGATTATCTACAGTATTGTTAGCACCTAATACAGTTTGTTCTTTGTTATTGCCTACGTAATTGTTGTAGCCAATCACGCTTGCTTGGTCGGCTTCGATTGTTCCATTACCACCACCGATTACAACGCTATCATTTCCTGTTACTTTATTATCACGGCCAATTGCAACTGTATTTGTACCTGTAACTACTGTATTTGCACCTACGGCTACAGAATTGTAACCGCTTACTACTGGTGCTTGTGTGTTAGGCTCTACAGGGCCTGTAACTACACCGCTTGCTAATACATTACCGCCAATTGTACCCATAATCATTGTTGCTAATACTAATTTATTCATATTTGTTTTCTCCTTTTACTGTCTTTCTACTGTCTACTTACTGTCTTTTTCATTTGCCAGTACTACCATATCCACCATCGCCACGTTCTGTTTCGCTGAGTGTTTGTGCTTCTTCTACATCAACAACTGCGATTGGTACGATGATTAATTGTGCGATGCGATCACCTCTAAATATTGTGTAATCGCTACAAGATATGTTTTCATATGCAATGCTTAATTCTCCTCTATAATCTGAATCGATAATTCCTACGCTATTTGCACATCTTAGAGGTGTTTTGCTCATACTGCTTCTTGGTACTAATAGCCCCATATGTCCTTTAGGTATTTCTACTGCTATCCCTAATGGTATTTTCTTTTGACTATCAGCAGGTACTTTAATCTGAAAAGGACAATATAAATCTAATCCAGCTGCATCCTTACTACCTCTAGTCGGTAGTTGTGCGTATTCATTTAATAGTTTCACTAACATTATTCCATTCTCCCCAATTCTTCGCTCTAACAACTCGATTGCTCGATATATTCAACTCATCCATGATTTGTTTATTCGTTAATCCTTTTTTGCATAACGCAATTACTTTATCAGTCAATGCAAATTCATCTTGTATGCTTCTTTTTGTAGGCAATCCCCTGCCTTTGTCAGTAACAATATGTATAGCCTCGCTTATATCCAGTTCGCCCCATACTACCGATGCTAACGCTAGCCAATTCTTGCAATTGTGCGGGATACCATATGTTGATGTATTAACTGCCATTACTCAATTCGCTTTCTTTATACATTTCAAACCAATCATCCGCCATCATGGTGATTAACCATTTAGCATTATTCTTTCGATGCGCCACGATTGGCATCACATTCTTATGTTCGCTATCGTGAATTGCTTGTGCCATTGCTTTATCGATATTTAATGCTTGCACACGCTTTACTTCAATGTGAATATTAGGTAGTCCAACACAATCGCTGGCATCACCTGTATTTCCGCAATACTGTTGCGTTCTACGAACATCAAATCCATGTGCCTTACATAGACTAGCAAATTCACGCTCACCTCTTGCACCTTTTTTCTTGCTATTTATTGGCAATCTTCATCACCGCCATCTTTTAAGCATCGATTGCACGCTTTTTGATACACATCAACATACGTTTCTCCCGTATCTCCGTTATATGTAACTTCGATATATTTTTTGATATATACACCGCTTACCAATGCTTTCCAGTTTTGTAACGTTTTGCAGAACCATACTACATACATATCACTAGGATCTAGTCTGTCAGCACTGCAATCTAACTCGTTTAATAAAACTGTTCTTGCTGCATTGATTGCTTTTTCTTGTAATTCGTACATATTTTTATTCTCCTTTAAAAAACACAATCCATATCGTCTTACCTCTGCGTTGGCCAAATATTGGCTTACTAGGAAATAACCCTTTAAGCATCGGTAACGTGATTTGTTCTTCATTCCACTTAAAAATCATCGTTCCATTTGGCTTTAATACTCTCCAACACTCTGACAAGCCTTGTTCAATATCCTCTTGCCATGTTTTTTCTAACTTCCCATATTTCAATGCTAGGAACGATTTATCACCAACATTTATTAAGTGTGGTGGGTCAAACACTACGAGGTAAAAACTTTCATCGTCAAAAGGCATTTTGCGGAAATCCGCGATCACATCAGGTTTTACAATCAACTTCCTACCATCACATAGTGTTGTGTCCAATGTGCGTTTATCCATGTAACAGGTTTCATTATGTTCTTTATCGAACCAAAACATTTTGCTTCCGCAACATGCATCTAGTATTTTCATACACTATAAACACTTACTCCTTAACATAATCACCAATACGATATGGTTTTGTTTCTTGTACAACCCAAGATTTGAGATCGTACCCATGACGTTTTTCCCACGCTTGGAATACTTTTGTTAGTTCTTCACTTAGTTCGTCCATATGTTCATTTTTAACATCTTTCATGTAATCGTCTGACCACTCTTCGATTTCATCATCTAAATCGTAATCACACACATTCCAAATCACTCGTTCGCCGTCTATCTCAGGTACATATCTATATGGATGACCTATTTCTATTGTTGTTTGTAACAATTCTTCTCGACTTAAAGCATCAAAATCACCATAGTTATATTCATTATCTACATAATCTAAGATGGCATCTTTAATACTGCCTTGTGGTTCACCTGCTATTTCATCGTCTACCCAGCAATATTTTGTTTTATCTTCAACCAGCATTGTTATTCCTCTTCTTCTTTTTCCAATCCAGCAACAATATTTATTCCAAATCCATCATACAAATTATCAACATATTCAATCTCATAAAGTGTTTTGTTTGCATCGATACAACACTCTTGTTCTTGGTCACATTTTTCTAAATACTCAATCAATTCACGTACTGTCATTTTGAAATTCCTTTCTTGATATACTCTTTTATTGCAATAATTTTATTTAAGTAAAAAATCACTACCTAGAACGGAATATTTTCATTTTGCGGTTGTTCAAAACTATCAAAGTTACTACCACTATCAAATCCACCATCTAATTTTCTCCCTACAAAATCGGATACCACTTCCGTAACGTATCGTTTCTGTCCATCTTGCGTATCGTATGACCGAGTTTGAATACGGCCATTCACGAGTAGCCTTTCTCCTTTCTTGCAATTACCAACAGATTCACCTGTTTTTCCCCATGCTACGCAATTGATAAAAGCAGTTTGTTCTTTTGTTTCGTTGGTTGTACTGTCAACATATGTATTAGTCGCTGCAACTGTGAAAGTTGCTACGGCTCTACCTGTTTTTGTAAAACGTAATTCTGGATCACGTGCCAGATTGCCTAGAATTTGTACACTATTCATTAAATTAACTTCCTTTCAATATTAATCTTGCCTTTGTATGTTCTTATCATGTCATGCATACACTCAAACTCTTTTGCGTTCGCTTTCATTAACATTGACATTTGCTCTGTTGCTTCCTGCTCAGTTTCCACATTGAGTGGTATTTCGATTAGGATTGCCATCTTGTGTTTTTTCTTCATTACTAGTACTCACTTATATAATTTGGTTCTACGTTGCACTCATCAACGCTTACATCGTATTCACTACTTAACGTGCAATCGATTGTTACATTGTCTTGTAGATAATCTGCAATTTGATTTAATACGTGCCATGCTTGCCCCTCTGTTTCTGCATTGATATTGATGCTAATGCTAAATCCCACTTTTATACTTCCCATGTATTCCATGTACTATCCCCCTATTGCTTGCCGTAGTAATGCTTTTCCTTTTTCAGAAATATCAGCATTGTCTAATATTTCATTTAAGTTAACTGGCTTTCGCTCCTCTTTAACTGTTTCAATTAAATGTCCATTCGGTAGCATTTTAATTTGTGCATTGCCTGCTTCGATTTGTTTTCGCTCTTCCTCTTTCTTCATCTTCATTTCTAAAAGCAATCCATCATTCTTGATTTCAGATGCTTTTTCATCGTTTTTGTTTTTCCTTTTCACTAACTCTTCATAGCATCTGACAAATTGAGACATACAAGCAGCACGATTATAATCACCATTCCAAGGGTTAAACGCACTCCATATTGTTTGTGCTGCCTGTTTTGTTATTCCGTCTAAATGCTCCAACCCATGCTCATAGCTATATAGTCTGACTGCATCTTCAACCACCCCATAGGCTTCTTGTGCAGTCATTAATTCTTCTTTTCCGTTGATGTAATTATCAAGTTCTTTATACTCACTCTCTATTTCTGCAAATGATGGTAAGAATTTACATTTGCTCAACAGATTAAGCATGGCTCGTTGTAGAATTAATGGATCAGCATATGATAATTGATGTACATACAACTTGATTATTTCTTTAGATGGGCTAGTGTTCCACCCTGTACTCAATATCAATAGTGCTTCCAGTATCTTCTGTTGATGGTTCATTTGATTGTTCATTTACACCCCCATATTCGTTCATCAAATCTCGCATATCGTTTAATGCATCTTGCTTATTGTTTTTCTTTTTGATTGGTTTATCGTAACCATTACGTTCCCATGTTCTCACACATGCTTTCCAATCTTTCATAGAGTTCTTTCCTACTTTCCAGCCATTGCTTTCGTAGTAGTCATAGAATTGTTCAGCGTTCACACAATTATTACGTTCAAGACAATACTGTGTAATTTGAGATAGAGTAGGTTTCTCAAAACGCTTGCGTTTTGTTGTAGTGCTTTTTGCACTACTATCTATCTCTTTCTCTCTCTCTATATCTTTCTCTAACTCTATCTCTATCTCTGGTGGAGATTTCTCGGAGATTTGTCGGAGATTTGTCTGGACATTTGTCCTATCTGTTTCTATTCGTTGCCTATATTCACGCTTTCTGTCGGCTTCGCTACTTCCTTTACCTATGAAATTTTGAATGTCTAGCATATAAATTGCACCATTATCCAACACATCAATAAGTCCTAAATCTTTAAAAATAGATAATGCTTGCTTGATTGTGCCTACTTGATGTCCTGTTACGCTCGCTAACATATCCGCACTATACGGAATACATTCATTTACTACTAACTTTCCATCATTCTTTAGACTTCGTAAGTAGAGTTTTAAAAGAATATTACTGTACAAATAGCCATCTTTCATGCTTTCTAATATCTTCAACTCATCGCTGTCAAAGAAATTATCTTTCAGCCGTAGATAGTAATACTTTTTGTTATCGCTCATAGGCTAGTCCTTGTTTAGCTTGTTGATAAACTCATCTTCACTTAACGGCTTGCCTAGTGATACAATTCGTGCTAATACACTAGCAATTTCATCAGCTTCATTTTCTTCTGCATCTAATACACTATCAACCATTGCGTGTATTGCATCTAATTCACTGATTATTCGGCTATTAAATGTCTTATCAGCTTGGTCTTGTTGGTAATATTCAATGCGATTTTCTACGTATGCTCTAATCATTATTAATTCGTTCATATTCGTCAGTCCTCTTTTCTACTTCCTTCAATAGGTTTCTTCTAATCTCTTTTGCAAATACACCATGTGCTTGATAGTGGCAATCAGTACATAGGCAAGCTAGATTACTTAAATTACTCAATCCGCCTTGCGATCTAAATACTATGTGATGGCACTGATTAGCCATACTTCCACATATCACGCATAACCCATTATCACGTTCATATGCTTGTTTTCGTGTTACTGCATATAATTTGTTATCCCTTTTCTTTCTGTTGTTCACTATCCCACCCCTCTATGAGTGATTGAATGTATTCGCTAGGTTCTAGCTTGATACCTAGTTGATTGCACTCATCAACTAGGCAATCAATTAATCTAGCCATTTCTTTTGTGTTGTATACCGATGAGCCGTGGTAGCACATGATATTGTGATAGCCCTTTAGGTTTTGGCACTCACCTATATCTTCCGCAAGCCAGCCCAATCCGTGGCCTTGCCATATTTGTATATAGCGTTCGACCGCATCTTCTCTTACTGGCACATATGAGAAATGTCCACAATCTTTAATCGCCTTTCGGTATACATCCTCTTTTGATGTGTATCCGTTTTTACTCAACTCATCAACTATGCGTTGGCACAAAATCCACGCATAACTATTAGAGTTTAGACTACGGCTTTTAGATTTTCTTTTAATTTCTACTGTGTATTCTTTGTCAGTAGTAATCTTTGATAAATCATTGTCATGTGGTGCTAGTATAACTACCATTACACCGAGTGGCGAACGCAACAGTTCGATGTTATTTGTTGTCCACTTCATAACCTTTTACCCAGTCATAAAGCATAGACATTTGGTCTCTCGTAATGTTATCGATA